GGCGTTAAATCGCCCGCGCTTACTACCTCTCGCGTCTCTATGTCTATAAGGCGCGTATATTCTTTCTTATTGCTCATAATTCACCCTTTCAATTAAAGATCCGGCTAGATACCGGCTCTCTCTCCCCTTACTGTAAGTAAAGGGAGGAGAGTCACCTACCTAGTGAAAGCATTGAGCTAGTGTGCCTAAGCAGTAGCCCTCTCCCTCGACATACCAGAGATGTCCGGAGATATACCATAAGAGCGCCAGGCCTAGCCCGATTACTACGCCTAAGACTAGATTACCTCGCTTAGAAAGATTTTTCATATCGCCCTCATTCTCTCAGCTATTAACTGCGCCCCTAGAGAGTCTCCTAGCTCATTGCATACCCGCACGGCGCATTCTACGCATAGGGCGCAGGTACTGCCTAGACCGGCCATAAGGCTATTCTCTACCGTTAAGCGGGCTTGTTTATCACACCTCGCGCACTTAATCACAGGCGCAAGGCTACCTCTCTCGTATCCCTCTAGCTTGCTCATAAGCGCCCCTCCTTGAATAATTCACTTTTCTTGCCATAAGTGGCGACACTATAAAAGTCTATCCCTTGTTCATCTCTTAATTCCCACGGGGTAGTAGTGTCAATATATCCGCGCTCTTTCAGCTCTACCAGGGCGCGGTGTTCGTACTGTCTCTCATATCCGTATTCCATAGGCATAATAAATGCAATCTTGCCGTCTATCCACACGCGGTTAGAAAAGTAGGTGTTGCCGTAAGTCTTGTCGAACCATAAGCGCCCCTCTATAAATACAGACTTTTCTACTTTAGTTAATGTCGTAGTCATTAGATATTCTCCCCTTGTTTATTCCAACATTCTTTACATATCGAATTGTAAAAGTCAATGCCCGCCCAATTAGGGCGCAGGCTTGCTTTCTCCGCCTCCGTTAAAAGGCTCTCTCTTGTCTGGCATATGTCGCATATCATTAGATAATCTCCTTAGCTTGTGTCCATAGTGTGGAGACGATTAGGGCGGGGTCTTTAAGGTCATTGAAAGCGCCCACAAGGTTATTAGTACCGTCTAAATCGTAGCAATTCCAGGAGTATCCGGAGTCACTCTCTAGTGACTCTCCGAAAGCTATCTCTCTTCCACTAGATAACACTATGGAGACGTAGCCGGGATACTGCCACTCTACTTTAGAGCCGGCGGGGGCGGTGTCTTTTATCTTGTGCATTACTAATTCTATGGGATATGTATTCATTAGTTAGCCTCCTTAACTGCTAGCCACTTATCGAAAGCTAATAGCTTAGGTTCGGTAGTTAATTCATTAAAGTTGGCTATTGTGTAGTTAAGTGTCTCTATTACATTCTCTAGTAATTCATTCTTTCGGTTAAGGCCGAACACAGTAGTTACATATTCATTAGCTAGTGCATCATTGAATTGCTTACGTACTAGCTCTTGCTCTGCTATTACAAGCCACAAGATAGCGCGTAGCTCTTTCTCGTTTAGGTTAATCGTAATCATTTTAAGATCCATTCTTGTGAGCTTGTTAGGTAGGTATCGGCTCACGGGTCAATTATGGGGTATAGCGTCTCAATATGTCAATGACCTAAAGCCAGGTAATTTAGGCCGTGTCGCCTTTTATTTATGATCTTGATTTATTGCGATTATTTATGATCTTGATTAGAGAGTGAAAGCCAGGGGCGAGGGATAGCCGGTAGCCAGGGGCAAGGGGTGAGAGCTATCTAGTATCGCCGGGGTATTGCCTGGCCTGGTGATTAGGTAGGCAAGAGGTCACGGGTTAGGGCAAGAGGTAAGAGGTTAGGTATCGGATAGGGCTAGAGAGTTAGCCGGATATGGCTAGGCCTTGCAAGGTTAGGCGGTTACTTAATTAGATACGGGTTAAGGGTTAGGGGTAGCCGGTAGGGTAGTCAGCCCTCCCCGCTTTTCTAACACCCTAGACATCTAGGCCGTAAGTGTCTAACCCTTAGCCATACGGTTAGGGTCTAGGCCGGAGACGGACACCCGGGGTTGTTGAATTGTGGCGCGTGTGTCCCTGTACTCCCCAACAAAATATATTTCCTAAAGTGAGATCCCATAATATAGCTCTGACCTGCGGTTATAGTAGGTGTGTTGTAAGTCACATCTGTAAAACGGGAAATGCGTTAAATTTCCTGCCTTATATATAGTAAGGGGTTTTAATAGGAAAAGCCCTGAGCAGAGACGGTATGGCCTCTAGCGAGGCCCCTAGGCCGAGTTAAGTCTTACCCCTCAGTTCGCTGTAGCTCCCTCGGGCGCTAAGCCCGAACTGCCCAGTACTTTTAGTGGGGATAGTTCTATTAAAAACCTACCGAGACTAGTAATGATGTAATCCGATTCCGGCCCGTCCCCCATAAGTTTTAGGAGATCACGTGGCTGAAAATAGTGCTGATATCGCCAAGAGAATTATCCTTGGCTGTGTAGCTGAAGGTATGACCATTGAAGCCGCCTGTACATCCGCCGGCAAATCAATGAAGACCTACGAGTACTACCGACGCACCGACAAGATTTTCACAGACAAGGTTGATAGAACACGCCTTGGTCTAAAGGATAAGTCCTTTGCAGCATCTGATGTACACGACCTGAGCTTTCCAGACTTTCGCCAGAAGTACCTACACTCCCGCACTTTCCCACACCAGCAGAATCTAATAGATGTCATCGAAGGTAGAGAACCTGGCTGGCTACATCCTAGTATGAAGTTTGAAAAGGGTCTGGCTAATAACAGAATCCTTCTTAACATTCCGCCGAATCACGCCAAGTCTATGACTGTGACCATTGATTACGTTACTTGGCAGGTGTGTCAGAACCCTAACTTTAGAGTACTCATTGTATCTCAAACGCAGCAGTTAGCTGCAGACTTTCTCTACGCCATCAAGCAACGCCTGACTCATCCAAATTATGAAGCACTCCAACAGGCTTACGCTGCTGGCGTAGGGTTTAACTCTAAGTCAGCCTCGTGGCAGGCTACCCGTGTCACCTTCGGTGATGAGCTTCGTGAGTCCAGCGAAAAGGACCCAAACATCGAAGCCGTGGGAATCGGGGGTCAAATCTACGGTAAGCGTGCAGATATGATTATTGTAGATGACGCAGTAACCTTGAAGAACGCCAATGAGTTTGAGAAGCAGATTAGATGGTTAACCCAAGACGTGCGCTCTCGTCTTAACCCTACTGGTAAATTGATTATTATTGGTACGCGAGTATCTGCAGTAGATTTATACAAGGAACTACGCTCTGAAGATCGCTACCCTGGCGGCCTTGTCCCTTGGACCTACCTTGCAATGCCGGCTCTGCTTTCTACAGACAATGACCCCGACAAGTGGGAAACTCTTTGGCCGGCAAGTGATGCCCCCTTCGATGGTCAGATGGAATCTGATAAAGATGAAGACGGCCTCTATCCTAGATGGAATGGTCGCAACCTTTACAACGAACGCCAAGCTATGGATGCAAGCACCTGGGCTTTGGTTTATCAACAACAAGATATCTCAGATGATGCCATCTTTGACCCAGTATGTGTGCGAGGTTCTATAGATGGTATGCGTAAAGCAGGTCGTTTGGTTCCTGGTAACCCAGGCCATCCGCGTGATGTCAACGGCTTTTCTTTTATTTGTGGTCTTGATCCCGCTATGGTTGGTGATACAGCCGTCGTTTGTTACGCTGTTGATAGGGCTACACATAAACGCTATATTGTTGATGCTATTAAAATTACTAGGCCAACGCCTGCTGCAATCCGTCAGCTAATCTTTGACTGGACTACCCTCTACTCACCTAGTGAGTGGATAGTAGAGAAGAACGCATTTCAATCTTTCTTAACTCAGGATGAAGGTATCCGTGCAAACTTGGCTAGCCGAGGAGTGCTACTGCGGGAACACCATACTGGAACCAACAAGTGGGACTCCGGCTTTGGTGTTGCATCAATGTCAACTTTGTTCGGCACCAAACAATTCGATGGCAAGCACCACCGTGATAACCTTATTCACTTACCTTCAGATCAAACTGAAAACGTTAAGGCTCTTATTGAGCAATTGATTACGTGGTCACCTACCACTAAAGGCAAGACCGATATGGTGATGGCTCTGTGGTTCTGTGAAATCAGAGCACGTGAGATGCTCAACCAAGGTATGCACAAGACCCACCATATGAAAAACCCTTTCCTATCTCGCCAAGAAATA